AAGTAAATTAAGAAATTAAGAAAATAAGAGGTTAATATGGCAAAAGGCTTAGATTGTGGAACAAGTTATTATATAACAGCCACAGAAAATAGTATAAAAAAACAAAGAAATGTATTCTTAACAGTTGACGGTGATGCAAATCAAGTCAAAAGAATGTTGAAAAGACAAAGAATACCATTTGTGGAAAAAGCAGGTAAGGTTCACATCGTTGGACAACACGCTTTTAATTATGCACAAATATTTAGTACAACAGAATTAAAAAGACCAATGCAAAGTGGGTTATTAAATCCAAAAGAAAAAGATGCTTTACCTGTATTGAATGCAATCATTGGTGAATTGGTTGGTAAGGCAAAAGGAAAAGAAACTTGTGTTTATTGTATACCTGCTAAACCAATTGACCAAACAAGAGAAGTTTCTTATCACGAAGATGTATTGAAACAAATTATTGAAACATATGGATACGATGTTAAAGTTATAGAGGAGAGTGTAGCTCTCGCCTATGAAGGACTCGTGGATAATGATTTAACAGGGATTGCAATATCGATGGGTGCTGGAATGTGTAATGTATGTGTAATGTATCAAGGTATGAGCTCACTCTCTTTCTCTGTAGCAAGAGGTGGAGATTGGATTGATGAAAATGTAGCAAATGATTGTGGTGTTACAAAAGCAAAAGTGATTGCAGTTAAAGAAAATTCAAGTCAATTAGATTTGACTAAATCAGCAATAGCTGATATTTATGCAGAAGGTACTGATGAACAAAATATAGTCAATGCTATTCGTTCTTATTATGGAGCATTAGTTAATTACTTATTAGTAAATTTAACACATCAGTTTAATAATGCTGAAAGTGTACCAAACTTTCCTGAAGATGTTCCTGTTGTATTTGGAGGAGGAACTGCGTTGGTTAAAGGTTTTATGGATGTTGTAGGTGAACAATTTAATCAAGATGAGTTTCCTATACCAGTATCAAAATTTACATTAGTAGAAGACGCTCACACGGCAGTCGCTAGAGGTTGTTTGAGTGAAGCACAACTTATAGAGGAGGAAGATGGTGAAAATAACCAAGAGTCAACTTAAAGAACTTATCAGACAATCCATTGATGAACTGAAAGAAGGTGGTAAACCACCAGCTCCAGCTCCAGAACCAAAAAAAGATGGTGAACATAAGAAGACTACTGATATAATGGATAATCCATTTGATAAAGAAGAGAAAGAAGAGAAAGAAGTAACAGAAGGTGGACCTGGTAGTGGTAGACCAACAAAACCTGGTTCTGCAAAAGATATAGATAAAAAAGCTATGTCAGCTGCAGATGCAGCAAATGCTAAAATGGATGCAGCTGAAAAAGCAGCTAAAAAGAAAAAGAAATCCCAAAAAGAATCAGTAAGAGAATCAAAAGGTAAAAGATGTACTGTAAAAGAAATTAAAATGTGGATGAAAACTCTTGAAGAAAATAGATATAAAAAAACTTATATGGCTGATTGTCGTAGAGTATCTTGGTTAGTAAATAACAATCTATCAGAAGATTATGAATCAATGCCAAAGTCAATGAGAAAGAAATGGACAAAGGCTCAATATGGTAGAGAAAGATATTTGGCCAAGGAATTTATAAAATCTCAAAAACAAAAAATGGATGAAAGTGTTTTAAGACATAGAATTAGAGAAATTATTTTAGAGTTGAATGAAGGTAAATTCGTTGAATTATATTTACCAAATGATAAAAAAGTTATAAATGTAGTAACTAAAATAATTAAACAAATGAGATTAAAAATGGAAAAAGATTATGATATTAAAATTTTAGGTTCAAGTGGTAAAGAAATAAAGTTTTTTATACTTCCAAAACATAGAAATAAATTTTTAGAGTTATTACTTAAAAACAAAATTAAAGTAAGAGGTTAATATGAAAAAAAAGAAAAATTTTAGGCGAAAACCTAAAAAAGATTTACAAGGTTTACAAGTAGAAGTATATGATGGACAAGTAGAAAAGGCGTTAAGAATTTTCAAAAAGAAAGTTAAAGAAAGTAACATAATGTTAGATTTAAGAAAAAAATCTTATTATGAGAAACCATCAAAACTTCGCAGAGAAAAGAAAAATTTAGCAATATTAAGAAATAAATATAAATATATAAAAGAAGAAAATAATTATTAGTTTTTAATAAAAACTTTATACTTATATATACAAAGACTTATCAAATACACCGTCTTAATCTTATACGGTGTCTAAATATAACTTAACAAATATTAAGTTTCCTGAATAAACTTATTCCAAATAAAATATTATGAGGAGAAATATCATGGGTGATATTCTAAAAGAAGCTATTGCTGATGCTAAAGCAGTTCGTGAAACAGCTCTAGCAAATGCTAAAATGGCTTTAGAAGAAGCATTCACACCTCAACTGAAGAATATGCTTTCTGCTAAACTAAAAGAAGACGAGCATGAAGACGAAGAAGTTCCTGCTGAAGAGCAAGATGAATTCGGTGACGAAGAAGAAGTTTCTGATGAAGTTCCTGCTGAAGAGCAAGATGAATTCGGTGACGAAGAAGTTCCTGCTGAAGAGCAAGATGAATTCGGTGACGAAGAAGTTCCTGCTGAAGAGCAAGACGAAGTCCCAGTTGAAGATGATGAAGAAGTTCCAGCTGAAGAAGTTCCTGCTGAAGAAGATGAAGAAGGTAATCTTGACTTAGAAGCTATAATTCGTGAGCTTGAATCTGAACTTTCTGAAGAAGAAGGTGAAGATGAAGAAGAAACTGAACCTGTTGCAGAACAGGATGATGCTTATGACGAAAATGCTGAAGAAAAAGCTGAAGTGTATTCTGAACAAGACGATGCTTATGACGAAAATGCTGAAGAAAAACCTGAAGTATATTCTGAACAAGAAGACGGTGGTGACGAAGAAGACGCTGTTGATGAAGAATATGACATTCGACTTGAAGGTGAAGATGAAGATGAAGATTCAGAAGTTGAAGAATCTAAAATTCATGCTGAACTTAAAGAGTATAAAGAAGCAGTTCATTTCTTAAAAGACAAACTTCATGAGGTGAATATCTTGAATGCTAAATTGTTATTTACAAATAAATTATTTAAATCTTATTCGTTAGATAACAATCAAAAACTAAAAGTTGTTGAAACTTTTGACAGAGCTCAAACAACAAGAGAGATTAAACTTGTTTACTCAACTCTTGCTGAACAATTCAATGACAATGGTTCAATTGTAACTCGTAAATCAATTAAAGAATCGGCTAGTACTGCTGTTAGTTCAACTAAACCTTCCAGAGAATCACGAAAAGTGATTACTGAAGAAGCTCAAGTTGCTAACAGGTTTAAAAAACTTGCTGGTTTAATCAAGTAATTAGGAGAAAATAATCATGAGTGATTATGTAAATGAGGCTCTTTTAGGAGCCAGTCCTTATAAAAAACAACAAGAAGAATCTAAACATTTAGTTAATAAATGGGATAAAACAGGTCTTCTTGATGGTTTAAATGAGGATTTTAAAAAGAATGGAATGGCGGTTATGCTTGAAAACCAAGCAAGACAGTTAATCCAAGAGAATTCAGGTACGGGTGGTACTGCTAGTGGTGCTACTGCCGGTGCGAATTCTGAAGAATGGTCTGGTGTTGCACTTCCATTGGTTCGTAGAATCTTTGGTGAGATTGCAGCTCAAGACTTTGTATCAGTTCAACCAATGAACTTACCATCTGGTCTAGTATTTTACTTAGACTTTAAATATGGTACAACTACTGGTGGAAATCAAGGTGAAACATATGGAACAGACACAGCAGGTTTTGCTGATGTTCCAGGTGGTTCTGTTGGTTCACTTCAAGGTAAAACTGGTGCTAACACTCCATCAGGTTCATCTGCCCCTTACGGTGTTGGTGGTCTTTATGGTGCTGGTAGATACGATTATTCAATTAATCAAAAAGTAGCTTCACCTGTTGCAACTACTGTAACTACAGCTTCATATAAGGACTTAAACTTCAATCAAGAGTTTTCAGCATCTTGTGCTGCAGTGGAAACATGGAAAGTTGCAATTGCAACTCCATCAGACGCTGATGCAAAAGCAGTTCGTTCATTCGGATTATCAGGTTCAGCTGCATCTGTAGGTGCTATTGTTGGATTATATCCACAGTTCACGAAGATAGATGGTGCTAATACAGTATTTGTATTTTCTGGTTCAAATGCTGTTAAAGAACTTGTCGAATCTGCAACAATAGGCTGTGTATATTCAGTTGCTCCAACAGAAGCTGTTAGAGGTGACTTTGAGGATACAACTGGTGATGCTACAAGTGACACATTAAGTATTCCAGAAGTTGACTTACAATTAAGAAGTTCTGCTATCGTAGCGAAAACAAGAAAACTAAAAGCTGTATGGTCTCCTGAGTTAGCTCAAGACTTGAATGCTTATCATTCTGTTGACGCTGAAGCTGAATTAACTTCAATGTTATCTGAATATATCTCAATGGAAATCGATTTAGAAATCCTTGATTTATTAATCTCAGATGCAACTACATCTGCTTATTGGTCAGCTACTCCAGGTGAAGACTATGATGGTTCTGGTACTGGTGAAAATAATTGGACTAATACAACATTCTATGGAACAAGATTCGAATGGTATCAAACTCTATTAGGTAAAATCCAAAAGGTTTCTAACGAAATCCAACGATTAACCCTTAGAGGTGGTGCTAACTTCGTAGTTGTTTCACCGACTGTTGCAACAATCCTTGAATCTATTCCAGGATATACTGTAGCTACAGATGGTCTTAAAACTCAATTTGCTGCTGGTGTTCAAGTAGCAGGTCAATTACAAAATAGATTTACTGTTTATAAGAATCCTTATATGACAGAAAATACTATCTTAGTTGGTTTTAGAGGTTCAAACTTCCTTGAAACAGGTGCGGTTTATGCCCCATATGTTCCATTGATTATGACACCTCTTGTGTATGACCCAAGTGACTTCACTCCAAGAAAAGGTGTGATGACACGATATGCTAAGAAAATGATTAGACCAGAGTTTTATGGTAAAATCTTCTGTAAAGACTTAAACTTAGTATAAGTTAGTTTTTTACAAACTTAGATAAGAAAACCCCCTTTTTATTAGGGGGTTTTTCTTTTGTATTAATATTTATATATGAAAACAATATAAAGGGTAAGAAAATATCTCACCCTTTTTTGTTTATGTTGATATTTATATATGAAGAATTATACCCTATTTGGAGAAATAAATGTCAAAATTTTCTTATATATATGAAGACCCCACTTCAGCGTTACAAGTAACTGGTTCTACACCACATGCTATTTACGATAGTGATAGCGAATTTCAAAGCGATAGTTTAACAGTTTGTAAATATGTTGCAAGAAAACTTGGATTTCCAGTTATGCAATTGGAATTCAATAGTGGCTCGATATATGCTTGTTTTGAAGAAGCAGTATCTGAATACTCCCAACAAATACATCATTACAATACAAAAAATTGGATGTGGGAACATTATGGTTCTTCAAATAGAATTAGTGGTTCTACTATGGGTTCAACAGGTTCTCATGAACCAGAAGCTCCACATATGGGAACAACATTCTTATTATCAGAACAATATGGTGAAGCAGTAAATGTTGGTGGAGGAATTAATTTATATTCAGGTTCAATAATATTAACAGGTTCTCAACAAGTTTATGATTTATCATCAGATGCATCTTTAGAACAAACAGGTGATAGATTAGAAATACAGAGAGTATTTAATGACGGACCAGCTGCAATATCTAAATTCTACGACCCTTTTGCTGGAACATATGATAACATTGAATTATTGGATTCATTCGGATTTGGAAATGTATCTCCAGCAGTTTCTTATATAATGAGACCTATATCTTATGATTTAGCTAGAGCTGGAGCAATAGAAACTAATGATAAAATTAGAAAATCTGCATATTCATTTGAATTAGTAAATAACAAAATGAGAATATTCCCAAGACCTGCGGAGTCAGGAAGTAAAATATGGTTTCAGTATTATGTGAAAGATGATAAACAAGGTACTACAAGAACTTACACAAATTCAAAAGTATCAGACCCATCCAACATACCTTATAAATTTATTACATATCAAGAAATAAATGCACCTGCTAGACAATGGATACGAAAATATACATTAGCTGGTGCAAAAGAACTACTTGGTATTATAAGAAGTAAATACGCTTCAATGCCACTTCCAAATGGTGAAGTTTCATTAGATGGTGAATCACTTAAAGCTGAAGGTAGAGAAGAAAAGACAGTTTTACTTGATGAATTAAAAGAATTCTTAGATGCAGTTTCTTTATCAGAGGGTGCAAGAAAAGAACAAGAGGTTGCTGAATCTCAACAAGCAGTATTAAATAAAGCTCCATTAAAAATATACATAGGATAATTAAATGTCTCAAACAAAACCATTTTTTATACCACAAAAAGAATTTGATTTAATCAATTCAATGAATGAAGAATTAATTGATGAGATTCTCGGACAATCAGTTGATATTTATAAAGTTAGTGTAGAAAATACAAAAGAAAATTTATATGGTGAATCCACTACCAAATACTATGATGTAGGATTTAGAGTTAACTGTTTAATTCTTTATAATGAACCTGAAATAACTCAAGATGAATTTGGTGCAGATGTAAATGCAAATATTGAAATGTATTTTCAAAGAGAAAACCTTGCAAGTGGTTCATTGAATTTTTATCCAGAAATTGGTGATATTGTGGATTGGAATGATTTTTATTGGGAAATAAATGGAACAGTAGAACCAGATTTATTTGCAGGACATCCAAATTTTAAACATCAAATAAAAACTACTGCACATCGTTCAAGATTATCATCGTTACAAATAGAAGAAAGGCCAAGATAATGCCAAATAGAGCAGCAAAACAAAGAAAACAAGACAGACAGAAAAAGAATAAGATTTTAGAAAGA